ATGTACGGTTCTTGGTTTATGCGAGATCTAAATGTTTCTATATTATCGGAAGTTAATCGCAAGGAACTTACTAATATAGTTACAGCTGATTATAATGATTTTATTGCTTGTAAGGATTCGTTCTTTCCTTCGGTAAGAGCAGTACGTGGTTATTACAGCAATCTGACTTCGGAAATGTTTAGAAATGTTGAGAAAATTCGTTTTTCGAAACATTTTGTTATATACAAAACTATTGCTAAAATTCTAGGAATGGGAGCACTTGCTTATGGGCTATACAAAATGGTACGCTATTTTGGTAGTCAGCTTCTGGATCAAGAGGATGATTCTGAAGCCGAAGAAGAATCAGGTGGTGGTCGAAAAATCTCTCGAGGTAAGAGGATTTTGCGAAAATCTTACAAGAGAGCAGCACCTCAAATTGCTTTGGTAAGCGATGATCAATGTAGATCGATAATGCACAAGATTATTAAATCTAGTATGTTAGAGGTCCATATTCGTCATACTCATACTGCGCCCTACGATAAAATCGGTCAATTATTGGTTATTAATAACACTATAACTTTAATGCCGCATCATTTCGTTGATACCTTTGTTGACCTTATGGAAGAATTTAAAGACACCGCTCAAATACGTTTGACAGGACTTTATTCTTCGACGATTGACACTCGTTCTCAGGAATGGTTTATTAGGGATTTTATTGGATATAACTCAGATGGAGAAAGTGATTATTATAATAATATATTTGACACTGATAATCTTTTGACGCAAGATCTCAGTGTAATTAATGTTCCTGACTTAACACCAGGACCTGATATTAGGAAATATATTATTTCTCAATCGTATCTTGATTCATTGAACACTAAACATTCATCGACCTTATACCTATCTAAAAATGCTCAGGCTTTGGAAATAACTGAATGCAAAGCTGTTAAAATCAATGAATTAGCGGTTTCTTCAGCAGATTATCAGCCTTATACAATTTCTAAATGCTTCATGTATAATGTGGCGACACGCAAAGGAGACTGTGGTGTTGTAGCTGCATTAGCAGATAAGAAAAATCCGATCGGTAAGATTTGTGGAATGCACGTAGCTGGAACTCCTAAACAGGGTAAAGGTTATTCTTCCATTTTTAGCCGTGAGGATATTGATGAAGTGCTAGAAATTATAGCTATGGAGGTGCCTAGAGCCATGGCTAATATTGGGGACGAAATAGTTCCTGAACAGCAATCTGATATGCCTATATTTTCTGGTTTTCCGGTTTTGAAAACAGATATAAAGGGCGTGTCAATTCCTGCTCGCTCCCAACTAATTAAAAGTCCAATGTACGAAACTGTTCAAGAGTCTGTTATGGCTCCTTCGTTTTTGGCTCCACAGACGGATGAATTTTCTGAAAATAATCCGTGGGTAAAAGCTTATAAGTCATACAATATGATGACCGGGCCTAGTTGTAATGTTAGGATCACTGCAGCTGCCAGGGAGTATGGAAATATGTTATTTAATAAGAGTGAATTGCCCGAACCTAGACTTTTTACTTTTGAAGAAGCCGTGTTAGGTATTGAAGGTACTACTTTTAGATCACTGTCTAGAGGAACTAGTGCTGGATTTCCCGACATTACTGATTCAAAAATAAGAACAACAGGAAGAAAATTTTATTTTGGAGATGAGGCTGATTTTGATCTCCAAAACGAAAATGCCTTAAAACTTAAGACTGATGTATTAACTATCATTGCTAAAGCTCGAAAGGGTGAACGCAGCATGCACGTTTTTACTGATTATCTTAAGGACGAACTTCGTGATAGGGAAAAAGTTGCGGAAAAGAAAACACGTTTATTTAGCGCGGGACCTTTACGACTTCTTATAGCTTACCGGATGTTGTTCGGTAGCTTTATGAACTGGTTTTATGATAATAGAATCAGTAATCAAAGTTCCATAGGCGTTAACGTTTATAGTTCTGAATGGGACGTGATTGCTAAATTGTTGCTGGAAAATCAAACTCCTGGAGTTCCTGGTATCGGTGCTGGGGACTATTCCAAATTTGATGGTTCTGAAAAGCGTGTCATCCACAACGCCATTTTAAATATTATAGACCGGTATTATGATGATGATGAAGATTCCCGTATGGCACGTTATGTGCTTTGGCAAGAGTTGACTAATTCACGCCATTACTTTAATGGTGATATAATATCTTGGAGTTCCAGTTTGCCTTCGGGACATCCTTTAACTTCAATGGTGAATAACATGTATAATGGCATTGCTTTCCGATATTGTTGGAATAGGGCTTTTGAAGATAAGCCAGAAGAAGGATTATTTGATAACTATTGTTATTTGATAACTATGGGTGACGACAATGTTTTTTCTGTGCCACAACAATATATTGAATTCTTTAATGAAGCTGTACTCTCTAAATATATGAAGGAATTGGGTCTGACTTATACGAAAGAAGATAAAACGATGGGAGATTCGTCTTTACGTTTTATTACTGAAGTTGAGTTCTTGAAACGGAAATGGAAATATGACACTACATTACGTAGATATGTTTCTCCTTTGAAATTAAAAGGCTTGATTGAAACACTTTCGTGGACGCGTATGGGCAAGTATGAACATGAAATACCTGTTGATAAAGTCGATACTGCGTTAAGGGAACTTTCTTATCATGATGAAGCAACATTTGATAAATGGTCTGCTAAAATTATAAGAAGTTCTGCTACAAATTTGGATTATTTTCCTTCTATAACAAGTTACAAGACCTTGAAACGTATTGTAGCTTCTTCAGAATTGATTCTCTGAAGCAAAACTAAGAATCAAACGTTTGGTTTATTTCTCTGTGAGCGTAATGTCAACACGATACGTTGAATTCTTATTAGATTAAGACGATTCACAATCGAAATTTGTGTATGGTTCCTACATACTTATAGGACTCTGTTGAAGACATCAACTTTTATGGATTTATGGATCTTAATCAAACAAACGGAGGAACTCAATCTTTAACTTGTCGGGATTGTTGTTCGGCTATGCTAGACAATAAAAAATTAAAACAACGTATTATCTATACTAATAGATATTGTACAACTTGTTCAATTGATATTTCTCGAGCTTTTCGAGCTTGTGGAATGAAATTTCAACATATGTTAGAATACATGGAAGACTTAGAAATGTCTGACGTAGTTCAAGGCATATGTTCGAGATGTTCAACTGAACGCAGCTCTTATAACTTTATGGACTTTGGTCATGACATATGCGATGGATGTTATACTTACCTTCTTACTCATAGTGAGAATTTAGTAGGATCCAACGTGAATGGCTATGTTTCCCGGGAACGTAAATTGAGAGTGGTTAACCCAGATTCTGCTCCTTCTTCCCCACAAATGGGAGGTAAGAAGAAGTTTCGAAGAAAAGTTAACCGTAAAGAGAAGAGATTGTCAGTGCAATCTGATGTAACATTAGATACTTCTAATGTTCTTCATATAGCTACTGAATGTCAAATGGAAATGCCTAGAACTGAAGTTTCTGATGATAATGCCAGAGACACTGCTGAACAAGAACAACACGTAAGTGGTGAACTTGGTTCAAATACTGTTTCTACTGATGATGCTTTAGCTCATGTCATTAAACATACTAATCCTTTAGATATTAAGGATGAATTGACACAATCTGCTTTCGATGGTTTAGAACCTACTATTGTTAGTTTTTTGGCTAAACCATTTTTAATAGCTCATGGAGCTTTTACTACTACAGATGTAGCTACTACATTTAATCAATATTTTACCTCTATGGCAATGAGATTAAATTCAGCTTTCTCTGAAAAAGTACGAGCTGCATTGGGCTTAAGATACACAACTGTGGTAACTTTGCAAGTGAACGGTAATCGTTTCCAACAAGGACTCTACAAATTGTGTTTCTTACCAACAGGTGGCATGCCTATTGGAGACAATGGAAATGTTGCCTTAAATAATTGGGTAAACATGCATCGAGGAAATAGATCTCAAATTTCGCAATTGATGTCAGCTGATCTAAATATTAGCTCTGACACTTCTGTGCAATTGAGAATTCCATTTATTTCCGCGTATACTGCTTGCTCATTCACTCCTAACATGGCTACCATGGTAGTGGGTGATCCAGGATATTTCTTCCTATACCCTTATCAAGCTTTGAAAGCTGCTACTGGTAATACAGCAGCTTCATATTCTTTATGGGTTCATTATGAAGATGTTGAGGTATTAGGTAATACAGCTCCTAATGTCGGACCAGCTCCCGCGGCCGCAACAGAACTCGTAGCTGAGGCTCAATCAGGTTATAGAAGAAATGCTACTAGAAAAAATGAAGATTTCATTAATAGTGAACAACAACAGTCTGGACCAATATCTGGTGGTTTGAAGATCATCTCTGAAAGCGCGCAGGTATTAACAGGAATTCCTCTTCTGAGTTCTTATGCTGGTACTTTAGCGTGGGCTACCAATGCTGCTTCCAAAGCCGCATCAGCTTTTGGTTGGTCTAAGCCTGTTCAATTAAATTCTGTAGAACGTCGAGTAGCTAGATATCATAATTATCTAGCTTCGTGTGATCAATTAGACGACAGCCAACCTATGGGTTTGGTTTCTACGAATCATATTAATGTAGCTCCTGGTTTTGCTGGCACTGACGATGATGAAATGTCTGTAGATTACTTAAAAAGTATCTATGGAATTTTCAGAATGGTCAATTGGTCAATAGCACAACCAGCTGGTACTGAATTGTTGACTTTTAATTTAGCACCCAATGAACTTACTTATAATGGACCTGGCGCTGTTGCTGGAACTATCAACTATACTCCTGTAGCGTATGTTGGTACTTTCTTCGAACAATATTCTGGAGGTTTTGATGTTAAAATCAAGATTGTTAAGACAGAATTCCATTCGGGTAGGTTGTTATTCGTGTTCAATCCTTATGAATCTTCTATTGCCACTGAAAACTATACATTCAATGATACTGTATACTTAACCAAGACCATCATTGATGTAAGAGAAGCAAATGAATTCACTATGCGAATTCCTTATGTGAGTCTTACTCCTTGGCGGCCTGTACGTTCTATTGGAAGTGATAGTTACAGTGGTAAATATGGTTCTATAAAAGTATTTGTCCTGGATAATCTGACGGCTCCTGATACTGTTACCGCAGATATTGATTTAATATTTGAAGTAGCGGGTGCTCCAGATTTAAGATTTTCTGTCCCTTCGGCTTTCCAAACATCTCCTGTTGTACCTGCAGAAATGCAATCGGGATATGAATTACCAAAGAAAATCAATCAAATTTCAGCAGACTTTGTTGGTGGAAACAACACTGTCGACACTTCTTTCAAGAAAGAGGAATATTGTGTTGGAGAAACAATATCTTCTT